CGAGGATGGCACGGTGACTTCGAAGAACCAGATCTACGTGTTTGTTCGCTTTGCGGGGAAGAATTTCGCACAGGCCTGCGCCCCAGACCAACTCGTGCACGTTCCCCCTTCCAATCCAGTATAGCTTCCTGTACATTGAAGTTGCGGTGGTGATGCGTGGCCGTAGTTGGCCATGAAGATGGACGTAGGAGCTGGTTTTCGGTCTTTGCTCCCCCTACCAGCGACTCCCCCTTGATAGACTACCTATCCATCGAGTGCATGAAGCTGCCCCACCACCGCTTTAGGAGGTCCCTGTGAGTGAGTTCGAAGTCCCGCCTTACGAGTGCGGCGATGGGTGGAAAAAGATCATTGACCCGCTAGTGGAATTCTGCCGCCAGAACAATATCCAGATCAGCCAGATCAAGCAGAAGTACGGCGAGCTACGGTTCTATACCGATAGCCATTACTCACCTGAGCTGCAAAATCTCATCGACGCGGCGAACCTTGCATGTATCGATACCTGTGAGGAGTGTGGAGAGCCGGGCGTCACACGAGAGACTCACGGGGGATGGGTTTATGTCTCCTGTGAGCAGCATATCCGAGAATGACACTCCAGGAAGTTTTGGAGCTGATGAACTCCCGCTTCACCAGCCTGAATTCCATCCCGGTGGAGCGAGCCTCCATCCGTCGTGAGGAGTGGGACTTAATTCTCCAGGCTCTTAGCATGGATAATGGCAGAGGCGACACTTTCTACGAATGCCCTTCCTGCCGGTCGAGGAGTTACAACCCTAACGATATCCGCTATTGTTACTGTGGTCGCTGCCACAAGTTCGAGGACGAGCATGATCGGGGGCCCGAAGCCCGAGGCGAAAATACGTGAAGGAAGCTCCAGAGCGGTCTGGCATTGCGGATGTGCCGCCTGCCAGTGCAAGAGTCACTCCTTCATGCTCTATGCTGATGGCACGGTCGAATGCAGTGAGTGTGGCCACTGCCTCCCGCAGCTGGAGGTCCACATCGTTCCTAATCTTAGGAGATCCCGTGAAAACAAAGACAGAAGAAGCCCTGATGGCCGCACTTGAACTACATGTCGCTTCACTGGATCTGGCCCTGCACCTCCTGAAGCGAAAGGTAAGTAAAGAGGAGCGCAGGCAGGCAATCTCTATGCTGGAGGTTAACCTAGTAAGTAGCCGCCACAGACTGCATAAGAAGCAGTCCATTACCACGCACTGACGACAAGCAAGCCGCAGCCACGGCGGTACCTCTAACTCGCGCCCGGCGGGGTCGCTGGCACCGGGCTCTCTTCGCGGGGATCATCTAACTTTTAAGATCCGGGTCACCGGCATATAGGTGTAAATCCTATTCCCCTGCTCCCTATGCGATTAAACGAGAAGCAACTCGCCCTCTTCTGGAGTAAAGTTGACATACTTAGTCCAGACGAATGCTGGATATGGAAGGGGGCAACGTGCGGGGGCGGATATGGGAAGGTGAAGATTCTATATTTAACCCACGCCGCCCATCGCCTTTCCTACCTGATATCCAGGGGATCGTTCCCCACTAAAGGACAATGGGTTTTGCATAGGTGTGACAACCGCCTTTGTGTAAACCCTAATCACCTCTTCCCAGGAACCCCATCACAAAATGTAGAAGACGCGATAGAGAAAGGGCGGTGGCCATCGGCGGCGAAGACGCACTGCGTCAATGGGCATCTCCTTGAAGGACGGAACGTGCTTTGGCGGAAGGAGGACGGACAGCGGGGGTGCCGTGCCTGCATGAATAAGCGAGCTAGGGAGTACTACGCAAGGAAAAGATCGCGCTAAACTGGGCGTCCATGAAGACCTCCTTGCCAGCCCCCACCCGGCTGGAGCAGATACGCATCGACCGGATGCGCCCCATGGGCTGCTGTGCCTGTAGAGCTATCGGCAAGACCAATCACCGCGAACTGGAATTGCACCACCTACTCCTTGGTGGGAAGCGCATGTCCCATTTGCATACAATGTTTCTTTGCCGTGGCCACCATCAGGGTCACTGGTCCCCCTGGCACTTCAGTCACCTCGAATCCCGCTACCGCATCTCCATCAACCACGGCCGTAAGAGCTTCTGCAAAATCTTCGGATCAGAACGGGAGCTGTGGGAGCAGCTACAGGCTCGCCTAGGGGAGGACTGCCCGTGGCCGCAGACGAAAATTCTTCCCAGGCGTGTAAAGTTGGGTGTACAGTCGCCTGTACTGAAAGAGGAGGACTACCGTGAGCAACCAACATCCGCCGAAGAGCGAGAACCCTTCTGAAGAAAATAAACTAGACCCTTTCGAGAAATTCTTGAAGGACCTGAACGACACGATTTTCAGTGGTAAACCCCTACCGAGCATCCCCCATGGACGAAAAGTTTGAAGTTGGTGAGATCGCCCTCTACTGTAAGCCCGGGTCGCCATATTATGGTTTGGAAGTGACCATTGTAAGTGAGTTGATTTACTGTCCTTTAATGTACAGTCATTCAACACGCACATGGGACGATGGGTTTGCTTATAGAATTGCGGGTGACCTACCGGATATAAGGCCGCCGGGGTGCAGTTTCTCACCCCCCTGGTATGCCCGGCCAGAGCACCTCCGTAAGAAGAGGCCGCCTCGTGAGGCACTAGGTAAGTGGGAAGAATGCCCGTGGCGACCAGGAGTACAACGTGAGCGGCAATGTCTGGAAGTTACAACGGAAACCACCCAAGCGTAAGGGTGTGAAGAAGGGGATGCACCGCAAGTGGGTAGCAGCCCGACACGCCTCCTTCTGGGCCCTGTTCTGTGCTGACTACCACCGTCACCATGGTAAGCTGCCGCCTACCGACCTAACGAAGGCCGAGCGGATCAAGTTTCGTAACCGGGAGCTGGCAAGGTATGCAGGAAGACGAAGTAAACCGCCTCAATGTCCTGCTGGGTAAGCAGGTCCATGAGATCATTCGAACGCTCTTTGGTACGAAGAGCCGTCCTTTTGTCATGATCCTTCCCGGCGCCGAAGACGAATCCTCCGGCGCGATGGTGGGCAACATCGAGGGGAAGGAGCTAGCAAGGGTCTTGCGCGAAGCGCTTTCTCACGCTAATGATGCGGGTGTTTTTTACCCGAATGACAGTAAGGCATCTGTTTCGTGACGGTTGGCTCTGTCTCCATTATCGGGCCCGTATTCGCAACCGGGCCTGATTTCAACGCAGCTATCAATTCCACCACGGGGTTTCTAGTGACCACTCCCAACGTCTCCGTAACTTCCGGCGCAGTAACGGTGGTCCCATCAACCAGTCCACCTGGGGCCGCCCCTGCTACCTCCTATAACGTCGGCATTCGCCTTACGACCGCCACAGGGTCAGTTGCCGGTACGTACCCTAGCCAGGGGAATATTTTGGCTACGGCCACCCCACTATCTATCTCCCTAACCGCTCTCGGGATCACCACCGGTGGCATTTACGCCGCTGCTGCCCAGGCTGTTACGGCTATCGGGACGACCGCCTGGGGCCCTGAGTTCCTCTTCGATGGGCTTGTATTGCCACTCCCTCCGGGGGTCTCTGTCGCCTAATCTGCTGGCTACAGAAGACCATCGGGGTGAAATGTGGGTGGTGCGGATGCAACTGCCCCTGATGCAGATACGGTTATTGACCGACTACAGAGGCGTCTGGTCGGGGATATGGTGAAAACACATCCTCGAAGAGTCGAAGGTAGCGATAAGATCGAAGCATGGCTCGCGGATGAGATCCGGGATGCCATCGCACTGATTCAACGGCAGGCTCTGGCAAACCGGAAACTGACCGAAGATGCCGCAAAACTGTTAGAGCAATTAGCCGCCGCACGCAGGAAATTAAAGGAACTAGGGGGAGCGGAGTCTCCGTAGGTGACTAGTAGATGGTTCGGACCCCATAACCGTTCTTATACACAAAACTTCCCGATAGCCACTGGGCTGACCTTCCCCAGGATTGCCCTTGCGGCTGTCGGCGGAGACCAAGGGTATGGCAGCAGTGCGGCGAATAACTTCCCGGCATGGACCACCTCCCCGGTGGGATCTGCCACTTACAATTTCGTGCAGCAGGTCGGGGCCTACGATCTGGTCGTACTCAACGGCACGTTCGAAAACTGGGATTCCGGCGGTAAAAGGGACCGGGAAGACCTCACGCAGGCGTTGCTTAAAAACACCACCTACACGGTAACACTCAACAGAAGCCGCCCGTGCCTTGCATTTTACTACGCGATTATGTGCGCCGGACAGCTTACCGGCGGCCCCCAACAGACCTATCTAAACTTGGTGCAGGCAAACAACTGGTGGCTTTATGAGTCGGCTGGAGGAGTCGGAACTGTCACCCCGTCAGGCGGCGGAAACAGCTTTATTAACTATTCGACCGCATGGCCAACTGGAATTGGATCTGCGGGAGCTGGAGCGTCTATCTGCGGTTCCAATTACGGAACTACTTCTACGGGGAGCCCAACGGGGCCTCAAGGTCCTGCGCGAACGTTCGGCAACTACAATGCAACCAAGCTACTCATCCGTAACAGTGCGGGAATCGATTCGCGGTTCACGTTTGACGCGCAAATGGCCTCACCGTCGTGCGCGGGGGTCTTCCTCGATGACTGCTTTATTGCCCTGGACGGAGCTGGATCTGTACCCAACTCTTCCCTCGATGGCATCACCATTGCCCCTGGCAGTCAGCAGGGAGGCGGCTTTCCCGCACTTGACACTGTTCAACCCGTCATGGCCAGGGGTAATCATAACTTTTTCGATCAGCTGAACACGATGACGGCGACCTTCGGGTCTCTAGCCAGTAAATTCTACAATTTCGCTAACTTCGGACAGTACTGTAATGTCTACCAGTTCGGAAATTCCATCATTGGCGCTGGCCTTGATAATACGCTCCATGGCGGACTCATGGAGGATGTCTTTGGAGCGGGCGCGTCTTCCTGGGAGTTCTTCCAAGCCGGTGGCGGCCATCCGAGCGGCTGGCTCTCCGTCCTCACCAACTACTACGCAGGCCTAGATTTCTGCGTACAGCCCTCATGGTGGAATCCAGTCACTATGGGCCTGTTCCGACCCCTTGTCTGTATGGGGACCAAGCTGCCCGCAGCAGATGGAAGTAGTACAGCATCCTGGGCAGTCAACGGCACCCTCACGAACATTACCGCAGGGTCCGTCCTGGAATATCAGTATATGCGGTATGCCCTATGTACCACCCTCCTAGGTGACGGGTTCTTTATGAACGGTACCGCCGGGTACGATTGGTCTAAACCGAGGTGGTACGACGAGTACGGGGATGACTCCCTTACCCAGGTGAACGTTCCAAGGGGCTATCTGGGGTTGCCCACGCAAGTCAGACCCACGTCAGCTGCTTTTGCCCTGGGCCCACTAGGCGTATGGAAGCGCACCTTCCAGAATGGCACCATCTATGTGAACCCACGTGGTAACGGTGTCCAGACTATCTCGGCCACCGGAACTGCACTACAGGGCACTCAGCAACCGACCATCAACAATGGCGCGCACGTCACCAGCATCACCTTGCAGGATGGCGACGGCCGCATACTGCTGAATTAACATGAGACCAGAAACCTACGATCCATGGATCTTCATCAAGTACTGCCTGGAGAACGGGGATCAGTACTACGTGCAGGTACCTCGCCCTCACCCTGAGGATGAGCAGATGATGGTGCAGACCCTGGTACCACTGTCGGATCTGACGCCTCAGGAGTGGGTGTTCTGGGTCCGCGCTTGGTTCTACACCGCTTCGACCGGCGTTTTGACGTTGGATCAGTGGAAGAAGAGACTGGAGCAGACGGCGCACCCAGGAGACCCTGTCTAACCAGCTGCGGTAGGACTGGCATCTGCCGGTTAGCATAACTCGCAAAGAAGGTGTACCAATCTCCGGGAGACCCCATGGCCCGGTAGATCTTCCAGGCCTGTTGTTTCTTTAGCTTTAGCAACGTCCGACACTCCGCGCACCGTGGCCAACCCCGGTTACAGGGCTTGCCACAATCCGGGCAGGGCTTGCACATCACCATACCAATAGCTTAGCCTTCCCTCCGTTCGCCTGCCCCTACCGGGCTGCGATTTCGCAAAACTCGAATGCCTGATAGCCCCCAACCATCGGGGCCGGTATGAGCAGCGAAATTGCAATCCGGTCCCCACACGAGCCGACTGAAGAGCTGCGCCGACAGGTGCGGTTGATGGCTGCTTGTGGGTTATCTCCTGACCAGTGCTGCCAGATCCTAGGTATCGTCCTAACGGATTTTGAGCAGTTCTACCAACATGTCTGGGAGACCGGGACCATAGAGGCGGTCACAGCAGTGGGTGCCGCTGTTATCTCGGCGGCCACTGACAAGAAGCACCCCCAGTTTTTCCAATGTGCATCTTTCATCCTACGAGCCCGTGGTGGCTGGCGGGATATCCGTGCTGTGGAAACCACTACCAAGGATCTTCCGGAGGATCAGAAGCAGAAGCTCATTGATCAGCTGGTGGAGCGACTGACCATAGCGGAGAAGATGAAGGTCAAAGCATGAACGACGATGTGTATCTAGCGAGACGTAAAAAGTTGATCGAATACATGTGGATGAAGGTTGAAATGGAAGACTGGCATGGTGTCTCGGACGCTGCCAATGACTTACGTGAGCTTGATGCAGAGCATCGCGGAGCTAACGGGAAGTGAGTGCCGAGCTTCGAGCCTCCCTAGGTGCGCTATCTCTATTCGATCTGGCGAAGATCGAGTGGCGCACCCGTTGGTTGGCCGAAGCACGCCCTAAGCAGATTATCGACTTCTCCAAACTTTCCTATGATACGGTCTTTATCCATGCCGGACGGGGGTTCGGTAAAACGCGGTGTTTATCCGAATGGATCGCCTGGGAACTATGTGAGCATCCGGGCTCTTTTGGACACTTCATCGGCCCTACGCATAACGACGTACGTTATGTCGCTTTCGAGGGTGAGTCGGGCATCATCCAGAAATGCCCTCCCTGTCTCATTAAGTACTACAACAAAACGGACTCGATTATCGAGTTCTATAATGGATCGGTCCTGCGGGGATTCTCGGCGGAAGAGCCAGAGCGTTTGCGGGGTCCGCAATGTAACTTCCTCGCCCTCGATGAGATCGCGGCCTGGATCAACGACGTTGCGGCCTATGAGCAAGCGAAGTTCGGTCACCGCCTCGGCAAAAGGACGACGTGCGTTATCACGAGCACGCCGAAGCCGAAGGAGCTAGTCAAACAGTTCTTCGCCGACAAGTCGATCAAGAAGATCGGCGGACATACGGAGGAGAATCGGGACAACCTGTCGGAAAACTTCATCCGGCAGATGAACGTTCTCAAGGGCACGCGCCTTGGCCGCCAGGAGCTAGCCGGAGAGCTGCTCGATGCCGAAGAGCTGGGAATCATAAAACGCTCCCAGTGGCAGAGGTGGCCCCACGACCAACGTCTGCCCGAGTTCGAAGTCATCATTATGTCCTTGGACACTGCGTTGTCCGAAGACTCCGTGGATGTCAAAAAGGACCCGGAGGGACGTAGAACCGACTATACCGCCTGCTCCGTATGGGGCGGGTGGCGCGAGTCACTCCACCGAGATGTGATCGAGGAGATCGAGCGAGATATCCACCTGTCCTGGCAGGAGAAACAGCGTCGCAAGCGCGGTATGCCACGGATCCTACTCCTGGATGCATGGCAGGAGAGGCTAGGATTCCCGGATCTCGTGGCTAGGGTTAGGAAGGAGCGCGGAAAGCGCTATGGTATGGATTCCATCGTCCCACAGATCAAGCCGCTCTTCGGAAGCTCGCGGCAATACGGACAGGGACGCACGGCAGACCTAGTCCTGATTGAGGATAAGAACTCCGGTATTTCCCTACGTCAGCAACTTCGTCGAGAGGGTGTCCCGGTGATGCCCTATAACCCAGGTAAGGCCGACAAGCTTATGAGGTTGAATCTTGTCGCGCCACTTTTCGTGCAACAGATCGTCTATGCACCGCTCACCTTCATTCGTACCTGCGACGCCTGCCACTACCAGTGGCAGATTAGTCGTGATGCTGAGGAGAAGTGCCCAGATTGCGGCGTACCTCAGAACGATGCCGCTGTTGGTAGAAACTCTAATACTTTCACAGCCTGGGCAGAGCCGCTAATCGGACAGATGTGCGCGTATGCCGGTGAATACTCCATCCCCCATGACGACCTGATGGACTCTGCCACTCAGGCTCTTCTATGGCTATCACGTAACTGGCTCCAGATCCCTATCTATCAGGAAAAGTACGCGGGCCGCCCTTCAACACCTAAAGGAATCAATCCCTATGCAGCTTGAACGCTTCGCTGAAGGCGGTCGGACGGGGATCATGGATAACATACCGCGCTTCTCCCTACCTGACACTTCAGATCTTCCAGGTTATGGGGCTAAGGATGCGATCATTATCAACATGGTAAAGGCTAACCAGATTCTCCGCGATGAGAACATGGGTTACAGGGATTTTTTCTATTCTATACAGAAGCGTCTTAGTGATGATCATTCTGAGTTGGTTCGTCTCAGGTCAGAGAATAGGCGCCTGAAGCGCCTGAAATATAAGCCGGGCATGAAGCCTAAAGCAAAGAAGGCGAAGCGACGTGTCTGACCAGAACGACGATACCCTGTCTGGAATGGTTGGTGAAGATAACACCGGGCAGTCTGACTATGAGGTGACGGAGAACCCGGATGGATCTGCTTCCATCACGGAGAAGAAGTCCGGCGAGACTGAGAAAAGCAAGGACTTCTATAGAAACCTTGCTCTGGACCTCAGTGAGGAGGAGCGCCAGAAGATAGCGACCTCACTGTTAGAATTGATTGAGAAGGACCGACAGGACCGTCAGCGACGCGATGCGCAGGTAGCCGAAGGCAAGAAGCGCATGGGGTTGGAAAAGGAGACTATCGGTGGTGCCAATTTCACCGGAGCCTCCCATGTCACCCACCCAATGTATACGAAGGCCTCCATCGATTTCGAAGCCCGTACGATCAAAGAGCTGTTTCCGCCCGGCGGGCCCGTGCGTGAATATATGGCGGGTTCGATCACGCCTGACCGTGAGGATCGTGCGCGACGAAAAGCCCGTTGGATGAACTATCAGTTGACGCAGTTGATGCCCAACTTCCGTGCGGAGCTGGAGCAGCTGCTGTTCAACCTGATTATGGATGGGAACGAGTACCTTAAGCTCATTCCTCCTGGCCCTGGTGGAGATGTCCGCCAGCTGCGCCATGAGTGGATACCCATTGATGACATGATCCTTCCCTATGCCGCGACGAACTACTACTCGGCCGAGCGTAGGACCCACGTTCAGAGAATCACTGCCCAGGAGTTCGAACGACGTATCCGGGACAAGATGTACCGGAACATCCAGAACCTCAGTGCTCCCAGCCAACCAGAAGAGTCTGAGACCCAGCAGGTAGTTTCTAAGGTAGAGGGCAAGGAGACCGATACCTCGAACCCCGATGGTCTACGCATCCTCTATGAGTGCGATTGTATATTCGAGATCCGCGACCCCGATAAGCCGCGCTCTCATACAGAGCCCCTCCAGGAAGACTCCGAAGAGGACGAGCCGCCACAGAAGGGCAACGAGGAAGCCGAAGAGCTAGGACCGCTGCCCTATATCATTTCTATAGACGAGAGCACCAAGGAGCTTTTGTCGGTCTACCGTAACTGGGATCCGGAGGACGAGTACACGGAACGCCTGGAGTGGGTGGCCGAGTTCTGCTTTGTCCCCTTCCGAGGGGCCTACGCCCTTGGGTTGCCGCATATCATCGGTGGGTTGTCGATTGCCGCCACTGGCGCGCTCCGGGCCCTACTCGACTCCGCCCACATCAACAATCTCGCGGGCATGATCAAGATCAAGGGCGCCGCTGGCACAGGCCAGAACCTACGGATCAGTCCCACTGAGGTAACCGAGATCGAGGGCACTGGTGACCAGGACGACATCCGTAAGCTCATCATGCCGGTTCCCTTCTCACCGCCAAGCCCGGTCCTCCTGACGCTCCTTGGGATCCTGGGTGAGCAGGCGGAGGATGTGATCCGCACGACCATCGAGGAGATGGATGCGAAGGGAGACATCCCGGTTGGCACCACGCTAGCGCGTATCGAGCAGGGCATGGTCGCCTTCTCGGCTATCCATGGCCGCATGCACAACGCCATGGACCGATTCCTGAAGATCCTGCACCGGATCAACAAGACGTGGTTGGACGACAAGGTGGTCGTGAAGCTCCTCGGGGAGCAGCTAGTCACCCAGAAGGACTTCGAGGGGCCTTCTGACGTTCTGCCAGTGTCCGACCCGAATATTTTCTGCGAAGTGCAGCGCTACGGACAGATTCAGACCGTTGCCCAGCGTGCCATTCAGCTCCTCACCGTGGGCGTGCAGATCTACGACATGCGCAAGGTTGAGGAGCTGATCCTAAAACAGATGAAGCTGCCCAACGACGGCAAGGACCTCCTGGTCCAGAAGCCCGAGCCGCAGCAGATGAATCCGGTGAATGAGAATGTGGCGCTATGCCTTGGTCGCCCGATTGTGGCCTTTCCTCAGCAGGATCACGAGGCACATATCAATACCCACTGTGACTACTACGAGAACCCGTTCTTCCAGATGGTCGTTGGGGGAAATCTCCAGGCGATGCAAGGACTAATGCAGAACCTGAAGGAGCATGTGATCTTCTGGTATGCCACCCAGGTACACCAGATTGCCAGCAAGCAGGCCACCGAGGTCGCCCAGCAGATGGACCCGGAGGCCGGTAAAGTTGACATAGGTGAGCTTCCTCAGAACACCCAACACGACCCCGAGCTAGGTCAGCTCTACGATCAGATGCTAGCCAAGACCTCTGTGGTGGTGATGCAGATGGCTCAGCAGAACC